CAATAAAGCATTTGCTTGATTTGAGAAGTGAGCGATCTTCTCACGCAAAGATTGGATATTTGCATCCATGGTTAGTTCCTTTCAAAAAACTATATCTAGTAACCGACTAGGGCGGTTTTGTTGCGCGAGAACGCTTACAAAATTTGTAGCAATTTCAGTCTGTTTTCGTTTGACTGAAACGCAGTATTTTCAACAACAGGTTCTACAACTTCCTGTTTTTCTTCAATCTTTGGAGCCTTTGAATACAGAGAAAGGTTCCACGTATTTTTCACAGAGTCAGCAGAAGCAACGCGATCAATGAACCCGTTTTCTAATGCTTCCTTTGCCGTCATCCAAGTTTCTTCTTGCATCATTGCCGCGATTTCATCCGAGCTTTTGCCCGTCTTTGTAGTGTAATCTTCAATGATTGACATCTCGATTTTTTCCAAGAAGTCCGCAGTCTTGCGCAATTCCGACTTATCACCAGCAGCGACACCATGCGCATTGTGAATCATGAAGTGAGCGCCATTCGCCATTTCAACCTCATTACAAGCCAATGCAATCGAGGTTCCCGCAGATGCGCAAAGGCTTCCAATATGCGCAACCGTCTTGGCTTTCGTGTTTCGGATCACGTCCATTATTTCGCGGCTTTCAAATACTGAACCGCCAGGCGTATTAATGTTAAAAACAATCGTTTCAGCATCGCCAGCTTTTGCAATCGCATCACGTAAATCAGTCGCGTTAATGCCGATCTCAGGATAAACAATCCCTGTCAAATAAATCGTAGGCGTATTGTTTTCAACCACCAAATTCATCACGGCGGGCTTTTCAACCTTGTTCGCTAAGTACAATTGAAAAATGTCGATCATTGCTAAACCTCTTTAAATTTATCGTTTTATTTTACACGTAATTTATGCAGCCATTAACAACAATTCATCTTCAAATAATGCTTGTTCGTACCGACTTACAATCTCTATTTCCATCTGACATTTATCGGGTTCTTCATCAGCAAAAAATACACCTAATACCTTCTTATTTTGCTTTCTGTATCGTCTAATATTTTCCCATAATACAGGCTCAACACTAGACTCAACCTGCCCAACAAATGCCGCTATATCCTGTTCTTCTATAGCGGATAAATCGCCCGTTATTTCAGCGCCGCCACCACCTAAAAGCAGCAACAAAGACATTTCTTACTCCGGTGTTACATAAAGCTGCATCGCATGAGTAATCACGCCAGAAGTCCCCACCACGCCTTGATGATAAGTGACTAAATTCACATACTCGCCCGGATTGATGTATTCAGGGCTTGGCAACTCAAAATAGCTCATCGAAGCATTATTACTTTGACCTGGCGCATGCGTAGCAGTGTAGTGCTGCACTATCGGCAAATGAATCCGTCGAAATGCTTTAGTCGTCACAGTGTCAGCAGCAACACCAGCAAGTGATACGCTTGTCGAACCAATCGCTAGGTAGAAAAACTTACTAAACCCGCCTGTAGCAAATGCAGTAGTCACGCCCGAAGCAATCGCAATTCCGTTAATTCTCAATCGCCTATTCGGGTTCATCGTAGTAGCAACCGCAACAGGTAAAGCCGGATTTAAATACGACATTAAAATAGCGTCCGTTGCTAATGCAAGCGTTCCTGTCTCAACGTAAATACCACCTAGTGAATTTAACGTCGAAGCTGTATTTGTGGGAACCGCTGCCGCTGGTCTTGTGATCGAACCCGTTGCAATCGCTTGTATTTGAGTCACACCAAGCGAACCGATTTTATTACCCGCAGATTCCAAGGCGCGAGCGCCCTGAGTGTCTAACGTCACTGCGATATTCATACCACCACGACGAGCAGAAAGTCTTGATAGCGTGAAATAAGCCGCTACCGTAGGTGCTGAAACTTGATATTGACGAACGCAGAAAGGAGCGCAACCCGTCGAAGTCGGAGCCGCGAAACCGACAGGAGTGGGCATATCAACCGCTAAAAATACAACCTGCGTTAATGGATCACATATCCAAAGCTGAACACGTCGAACTGTAATGTAAGGAATGAACTGATATTTACGACCTGATACAGGAACCCAATTAGTAACACCGTCCTCGCCCTTGATTACATCAGAAACCGCGCTGTCGCTGTTACTGTTATTTCTAATTACCCCATACGAACCAGAAGCATTAGTACGAATAAAGAACCCATCAAACCAATCATAAGGCGTTGCAATCGCAGTCAATCCCCAACCAAATTCGATTATTTGTGAAGCAGATATTACTGAACCTGAGGCATAAGTAAAAGCCCCTTCAACATCAAAAGCCAACGTCTGAGAACCTTCCATTGCAAAGGTTTTCCACGTCTTGTAAAGAACCGCAGCACCGGCAGTAGTTAGATTCGTAGGGTTACTATTCCACCCGTTAATCGTATGTGAAGGAACGTAAGTCGTCGCGTATTGCGCAAATTTCGTAAAATTTTGAGTCGTGTAATTTAGCTGCTCATCGTCTAGCAGAGTATCCACAGCCGAACGAATGCGATAGTCTTGATCTACTTCGGGAGACATCAATACTGGAGCTCCAAGGCTTTGACCAGCATCGTTCTCAACGAATAAACGTACCGCGCCAACTTGTTCAGGCGCAACTAAAGCATCGGCAAGGTCAACCTTCAACCGATTAGTTGAAGTAACCTCTACGCCGTTGCCTGATACCCAACCAATGATCTTGTTAGCCCAGCCCATAATTTTTCCTATGCGTATGCGTATCTAATTTTGAATGTCCCAAAGCATAAATCTGCTAGACAATCAATGTATAAGTCAAAACTTCCATCCGTCGGCAAGCAAGCCATTTTCCAACTTGCCGAAGCATGACGATGATCTTCCACCGTATTATCCGAAGTCGAATCGATCATTACAAATGCTTCAACATAATTCGCAGATGTTATCGCGGCATCAGTAACAGTCACAACCAAAGAATTTATTGGAGTCGATCCAAAATCTATCGTAGCCGTTCCTTTTCCTACTGCCATGATTTATCCGTGAATTATTGAACCTGAGTTAATCGTAATCGTGTCACCGTTATCTATCGTCACACTTGATAAAATCAAATTAGCACCAGAACCAGAACCGCCAACCGTCAAACCTGAAACAATATTTGTAGAACCATTAGTTATCACCGCTTCGACAGCCGTACCGCTTGCGGATGCCGTATTTGACGCGATAGGATTAAACGTCAACGTATTACCAAAAACAACGCCAGCAATCGAAGATAAATCCAATACACCCAAAACAACAGCCATTCCCGAAGTGCCAATAATCAATTTGCCCGACGACCCAATATCATCTACAACCGCTTGCAGTCTTGCCGACTTCAACAATGTTCGATAAATGACCGCCATATTATTATTTAATTTCCTGCTCAATGATCTTCGTGATAAGCCCCGTCTTTTCGTCGCGAACAGGTATTTTTTCCGTCAATCGGTTGATAATCTGAGCTTGAGGAACTGTAACATTCACAACAGGCGCTTCAACATTTACAACTGGATTATTCTCAGGCATGACCGCTTCAACATTGACATTCGTCTCAGGAACGTTAATAACATTCGTGATGTTATGCGGCAATTGTTCAGGAATGGAAACATTCACCACTGGAGCATCGACCTTTACATTAATAGGCTGCTTTTCAACGTTCTGCATTGACATATTGAACAATTGGCGAATCTCTGCCATGTTATTTACATTCGCATCAGGCTGGGGGGCTTCGCTAGTGCCGCGCTGCGCTCTAAACACATCGTCACCGCCATCAATCGGAGCTAACCGCTTAACTCTACGAACTTCATTTACACTCATCCAACCGTCACCGGAACCCGGACCACCTATTGAATCTCTAAAGTATTTCGCTTGCGCTGCGCTGTCACCTTCGATCAGTGCATCACGATAGAACTCAATAAACTTGCCAGAATCACGCGGGAATAATTTTCTGTTTAACTCTTGCTCGATCTTCTTCAACCAAGGCTGCAACGTGTACTGCATGAAGTTGCGCCCTTGCTCTTCGTAACCAGCGCCTACACCAGACGCGCCCGAAGTTTCACCGACCATGTGCGGAGGAACACCGAAAGCTCGGCAAATATCAACTACATTGTATTTTTGACCTTCGATCAATTGTGAATCAGCAACAGACATGCTGATTTTTTCAGCCTTCAATCCTTGCGTTAAGACTAGCGGCAACTTGTGAGCGTTCGATCCTGAATATTTATTCACGAAAGCAGCCTGTAATCCTTCCACTTGGTCAGGATTCATTTTGCCAGGTGAACTAAGAATCATTGACGGATGCGCACCACCCTCAAAATACTTACCAGCGTATTCAGTCATGGCAATAGAATTGCCAATTGAACCACGCGCACCATACTGGATAACCGACATTGACCGAAGATTCACGTCATCAAAGCCAAGACCCGGGAAATGCAGAATGTCCGAAGGATCAAACCACGTAGAAATGTTGTGCTCTGGAATATTGACGTAGTAGCGAACCTCGTTATTTATCCGTTGTGGCGAAACACAGCCCCAAGGCAAAGGCAATAGCTCTCTAAATGCACCGTTTAACGATCTGCGAATTAAAACGAAAGAATCGCCCCTGAGAAGCTGCCCCATAGAGACAAATTCCCAAAAAGACGCGGATGTGTAATTATTTGATGGCTGTTCGTTGAGTTTATACCACAAATCATCCCGCGGTAACTTTTCTGGTATATCATCACCGTCACGACGATAAATATTCAAGGGGAGAGAAATGATTGCGCCGCTAATTTTGCCGACACAAGCAGCAACAGCAGATACGCGCATGGCAGTAGTGGCATTTACCGAAGTGCCAGAAGCTTGCACACCGAACGCTTCCATAACTTCAGAAGAATATGTGACATTGCGAACCTGTGCAGGCTCACGCGTCCAGTGTTTAGTCGCTTCTAATACGTCAAAATTCTTCATAGGCTCACATATCCCTGCGTTATACCGCTTGCTTCAGGATTAAGCGACATCAGCGTTACAGCATTAAACAATGCCATCAATG